GGTGCATTTAAAGGCGAAGAACTATCTACAATTGGTACTCTTCGTGATCAATGTATCCAAATGGTTCAACTGTGTGAACAGATGCAACAAGAAGCTGCAATGGATGCAGACGAAGAAGAAGAATAAAATATTTACAATCTTTCCCTTTTGTGATATAATGTATTTTTGTTATGGAGATTGTGAATGTCTAACGACTTCTTGTGGGTAGAGAAATACCGTCCACGTAAAATTGCTGATACTATCCTACCAGATAATCTCAAGCAGGTATTTCAGAAAATAGTAGATACCGGTGAACTGCCTAATATGCTTTTCACCGGTACTGCCGGTCTTGGTAAGACAACCGTTGCCAAAGCTTTTTGCAATGAATTAGAATTAGATTATATTTTAATCAATGGTTCTGAGGAAGGCAATATAGATACATTGCGAACAAAGATTAAACAGTTCGCTTCATCTATATCTTTGCAGGGAGGATATAAAGTTGTCATTCTCGATGAGGCAGATTATCTTAATCCACAATCGACACAACCGGCTTTGCGGGGGTTCATTGAGGAGTTTAGTAACAACTGTCGTTTTCTTCTAACCTGCAATTTTAAAAATAGAATTATTGAACCACTACATTCACGGTGCGGTGTGTACGAATTCAATACTTCTAAAAAAGATATGATTACTCTGTGCGAACAGTTTATGGCACGTGCAGAATATATTCTACGACAAGAAAACGTAGACTATGACAAACAAACTGTTGTCAATCTAATTATGAAACACGCACCTGATTGGAGGCGTATACTTAATGAGCTTCAGCGACAAAGCATGGTGGGCATTGTGGCTACTGGGTCTACTAATCATACTGGATCCTTTGATTCCCTTTTTACCTACCTAAAAGATAAAGACTTTAAGAAGATGCGTCAGTGGGTTACGAACAATATCGATACTGACGCATCAGCTATTTTTCGTGGCATATACGACCAGATGTACGATAGACTAAACCCTCGATCAATTCCCCAACTCGTTCTTATTCTTGCCGACTATCAGTATAAACAAGCTTTCGTTGCAGACCATGAATTGAACGTGGTTGCTTGTATGACAGAGATAATGGCGAATGTGGAGTTTGCATAATGATTATTGAAGAAAATGTAAAACTAGATTATAAAGATGTTTTACTCCGACCCAAAAGGTCTGTACTTACATCGAGAAAAGATGTAGAAGTTAAAAGAGAATTTACTTTTAATAACGGAGAAAAGTATTACAATATTCCAATTATGGCTGCCAATATGGACGGTGTTGGAACATTCGAAATGGCAAAAGCACTTGGTGAGTTGGGCTTGTTTACCTGTCTTACCAAATCATATTCAGTCGAAGAATATATTGAATTTTTTAAATCAAAATCAAGTCTTTCGGATCAACTAACAAAAAGTCATACAGCGTACAGCCTAGGTATTAGCGATAATGATGAATACAAATTTGCCGAGGTGTATGAAAAAACCAATTGGGGTATTAAATACGTTAATATTGATGTAGCAAATGGCTATACAAAAAGGTTTGCTGATTTTGTAAAAAACTTTAGACACTGTTACCCAAACGTAGTTATTATTGCAGGTAACGTTGTAACAGCAGATCAAACACAAGAATTAATATTAAATGGAGCAGACATTGTTAAAGTTGGTATCGGACCAGGGTCAGTTTGCACGACCCGAATTCAAACGGGGGTTGGTTATCCCCAGCTTAGTGCGGTTATTGAATGTGCAGATGCTGCTCATGGTCTTGGTGGGCACATTATTGCTGATGGCGGGTGTACAACTCCTGGGGATGTTGCCAAGGCATTTGGGGCTGGTGCTGACTTCGTTATGCTTGGTGGTATGCTTGCTGGACACGATGAAGGCGGTGGAAAAATAATTACTAAGTACTATGCTACCGGAGAACAGTGGTTTGATAAGAAAAATGAAACATACAATCCAGTTATAAAAAATAAAAAGTTTGTAGAATTCTACGGGATGAGTTCTGATAAGGCAAACGAAAAACACTTTGGTGGATTAAAGGATTATAGATCTTCGGAAGGCCGCGATGTAGAAATACCTTACCGTGGTGATATAAATAAAACCGTACAGGATATTCTTGGGGGTCTAAGATCTGCCTGTACATATATTGGCGCAGTCAGATTGAAGCATATGAGTAAGTGTGCTACTTTCGTACGTTGTAATGACACACATAATAGAGTATATGAATCATGAACCCGTTTGAGTATCTCAATGCCATCAACTACACGAAACAAAATGTTATGGTTGACGATCTTACAGAAAAGACGTACAACCCTTTTATGGTTAATCGTAGCCTTTCCTATTTTAATGATACCGCGTTAATTGCAAATGAGATGAACCAACACCATCATCTTGATAACCGTCTACAATTCGACTTTTTTATAAATATAATTAGAAAGAAAAGACGGTTTTCAAAATGGAACAAACCTGAAACCGTAAGTGACGTGGAAGTTGTCAAGGAATATTATGGGTATAGTAATGAAAAAGCCCACCAAGCCTTGTCCCTTCTCACATCCAAACATATTGATGAATTAAAAAAGAAGGTTTACAAAGGTGGAAGAAAATAATTTAATAGAGTGGACTCCAAGCTCGATGCTGGAAGTTACTCTCAACGAACCAGACGATTTTCTCAAGGTTCGCGAAACATTAACACGTATTGGTGTTGCATCCCGAAAAGATAATAAGCTGTATCAGTCATGTCATATCCTGCACAAACAGGGTAGATATTTTATTGTGCATTTCAAAGAGCTATTCTTACTTGATGGTAAGAAATCTAATTTAGAAGAAAACGATATTGCACGTAGAAATACAATTGCTACGCTAATGAGTGACTGGGGATTAGTTACAATTGAAGGTAAGGGAAAGGTCGAACCTCTCGCTCCATTAAGACAGATTAAAATAATTCCTTTTAAAGAAAAGAATGATTGGGATCTTTGTCCAAAGTATAATATTGGAAACAAATAATGTTAAAAGTCCAAGATTACGATAATTACGAACATTATGTAGAATGCCAAACAGCAGCCAATAAAAGAAAACTTAATTGGCCGTTTAAAAAAGAAGATCATGTTCAGTGGATTAAAAGCAAGAAAATAGGTGCGTCAAATATTATTTGTCACGGTACCCGTAATGGTGGCGAACAGAAAATATTTAAAAAATATTATCCCGAAGCATATATCATTGGGACAGAAATTAGTGATACAGCTGATCAATTTGAAATGACTGTTCAACACGATTTTACTCAACAAAAATCTGAATGGATTAGTAAATTTGATATCCTTTATAGTAATGCATTCGATCATAGTTTTGAACCAGCAGAAACTATTAAAACCTGGAAAGAACAGTTATCATATGATGGAAAAATGTTTATCGAATGGTCTGATTATTATAATGCAAAGTCGTCTTATACAGATCCGGTTTCAGGTACAACACAACAGTTTATGGATTTTTTAATTTCTCAAGGAATAGTAATTGAAGAATTTAATAAACATTTCGGTCTTCTTATGTGTTCGGTAAAAAAATAAGTAATGAATCTTTTTAATAATTATATTATGTCGGTACCTTTTGAAGTTGATGAAATTAATCAAGCATATAAAGGTGATATGATAAAAAAATTCATACACGACAAGATTGAAAACAATTCAAAAGAGAGCGGATATAATACTCTCTTTAATGATCCAGTATATACAAATACAATTAAAAATAAATTTCTCAAAGTAATTGAAGATAAGTTTTGGGTAAGTAATCAACTGAGTGAAATTAAAACTTGGATATATGTCCAGAACAATCAATACTATAATTCTGTTTGGCACAATCATGTAACAACATCAACCATTAATGCAGTTTACTATATTAATCCGCCAGAGGTTGGTGGAGAACTAGAACTGATGATGAACGCTCAATCATATAAGTTTAAGCCGCAAATTAATTACCTTTATCTCTTTCCTTATTGGATGGAACATCGGCCAGTAGTTCAAGAAAGTCCTGATTGGCGAATCAGTGTAAATATCGAATATCTCTGTGAACAGAGAGCAAAGGTAAAAGAAACAGGAATATTATGGTAAGGGGTTTACATTTATAAAAAAACTATTATATATAGAAGTGACATGCCCGAAAGGGGTGTCGCTTTTACCTTGCTAGTCAATAGGAGGAACATATGACTGGATTAGTATACCCGCGTTCGGGTTTTATCGGTTTCGACCACATCTTCGATCAACTTGAGAACATTCACAAGCATGCGAAGGATACCTACCCACCACATAACGTAGTCAAAGACGAGGACATGAAGTTTACTGTCGAGATGGCTGTGGCTGGATTCAAAAAAGAACATATTGATATTGAATTGAAGGACCATGTCCTTACTATCAAAGGTGAGCGTCCATCGAGACGTGAACAAGATAAGTATGTTCATAAAGGTATTAGTGCGAAGAACTGGAAGAAGTCATTCAGACTATCGGAATATACCGAAGTCATCGGAGCAGATCTTGAGGACGGAATCTTGGCTGTCAACCTTGAAGTCGTTCTGCCTAAAGAGAAGCAGCCTCGTAAAATTTCAATTGGAAAAAACGAGGAAAAAAATGACAACACTAGTAATCAACTACTCAACGAGTCTGCTTGAAGGATTCTGGAGCGGATTAAAAGGCACATTAAAGGCAGTGATGATCGGTTACATGGTCGCGCGCCAAACTTCAGCTAATAGATACGTAGCCGAGCAGCTCTCCAAGTATGAATACAACGGGGAGAACTACTGGGTAATTCTGAACGATCTTAACAAAAAAACAATCAATCAAATTCATGAGGAGTTTGGTAAATGATTGCTTGGATGAAAAGAGTGTTTAGCTATAAGGCTACAATGTCTTGGCAACAGAAGCAGATTGAAAGATATCTGGCTAACTCAACTGATCTCGTAGATCTCGAAAGACGCCAACGGGAACTTACACACGGAAGGTTTAAACTTTAATGTGGCCTTATACCGAAGAAGAAAATGAGTGGCTAAAATAACATATATAAAGGGAGCAAGGTAACTTGCTCCTTTAACTTTAGGAGAAAGAAATGGCAGCAGAAAACTATCAAGCATGTTTAGACATGATTCTACACCACGAAGGTGGATATGTAAATCATCCAAAAGATCCTGGTGGGGAAACCAACTTAGGTGTTACCAAACGGGTGTACGAAGAGTGGGGTGGAACAAAAGATATGAAAGACTTGGAGGTTGAGGATGTTGCTCCGATCTATAGAAAAAATTATTGGGACAGAATTAAGGCAGATGACCTTCCCTCTGGCCTTGATCTATGTGTATTTGATTTTGGTGTTAATGCTGGTACTGGACGCGCTGCAAAATTCTTACAGACTATGATTGGTACAGTTGCTGATGGTGGCATTGGGCCAAACACACTCAGAGCCCTGGCTAATTATGTAGAGTCAGAAGGTGTTAAGGCGGCAATTGAAAACTACCAAGCTGAAAGACAATCCTATTATGAAAGCCTTTCTACATTTGAAACATTTGGTAAAGGTTGGACACGCAGAGTAGAAGAAACAACAGAATCTGCCTTGGAGATGATTTAGTAGTTTACATTCCCTCCCGACTGTGGTATAATAGCTTTATATTATTGGAGGTTATATGTCTTTCTATATTTCTGTAGATCACTACGGTAGCAAAATACTTTACAGGGGGTACAACGACGCTGGCAAACGTGTCGAGCATCGTATCCCCTTTCAACCTAAGCTCTTCCTACCATCACCAAAGCCAACCGGCTGGAAAACGATGGACAACAAAGATGTGGCGCCGATTGAGTTCGCAAACCGCCACGAAATGAATGACTTTGTTAAGAGCTACGAAAATACATCAGGCTTTCAGTACTACGGGTGTGATCGTGTAGTACTACAGTTTCTGCAGGACAAATTTCCAAACGAAATTAAATTTAACAAAGATATGATGAACGTTGTCAATCTGGATATCGAAGTATATTCAGACGATGGCTTTCCAAATGCCGATGAAGCACGTCACCCGATTACAGCAATTACCGCTAAGTCGTCACGTTCTCCTGTGTACCATGTATGGGGTGTAAACGATTATTCTGTTTCAGATTCAATGCACAAAGATCTTCGTATCAAGTACCACAAGTGCGAAGATGAATTAGATTTGCTACAAAGATTCTTGCGTTGGTGGAAGAACGACTATCCAGATATTCTAACCGGTTGGAACATTCGGTTCTTCGACCTACCATATATCCTTAACCGTGTTACACGTATCATGAATGAAAGCGTTGCACGTCAGTTCTCCCCGTGGAATTATCTACGTCAACAGAAAATTAATTTCAAAAATAAAAATATGGATTCGTACCAGATCCAAGGCATTAACCAATTAGACTACTTTGACCTCTTCCAGAAGTTTGCATATAGCTACGGTGCACAAGAATCGTATCGACTAGACCATATTGCAAACGTGGTACTTGGTGAAAAGAAACTGTCCTACGAAGAATACGGTAATCTACGCAACCTGTACAAAGAAAACTTTCAGCTCTATATCGACTACAATATTAAAGATGTTGAATTGGTACAGAAGATGGACGATAAGCTTGATCTCATTGGCCTTGCTTG